CCTTGCCTCCGCCTCCGTGTCGAAGGAAAGAAAATAGCAGGTGTCATCCAGCATGACTGGACGCCCTTCGTACGGCCCCAGCAACGCAAACTCGATCCGCTTGTAGAGTCCCGAGATCGCAACCTTCCACGGGGCGAACGAATAGGGGCCGACGCCGAAGACTGCGAAGTCGGGCTGTCCGCGATAGATGGAGCTTTTCCGGGCGGCGAGAAGCTCTCGATGCGACGACAGATAAGCCCACGCCTTCGGGGCATGCTGCTTGAGCGTCGACGTGTCTTCGCCCAGGGCGTGCTGGGGTACAAGCACCGCGCGGGACAAGCGAGCCATTGATGACGGCCATGGTCGAACTCGCCTTCGTCACGTCCAGGGACGCGTGCACCGGCCATCGCGCTTGGGGAAGGCGAGCGGTGTCACCCGTCATGCAGACGAAGAAAGCCGCATCAACTGCCGCGCCAAAATGTTGCGCGGCGTCGATTCTCCAAAGACCGCCGGGCTGAACATCCCATCGGTTCGCGGCGCTGAACTCGATGACCTTTCGCGCAACGGCTGTCTTACACAGGACCGCCAGGGTAGCCCGACGTTCCTGTAGCGCAGCCAAGAGACGGAGAATCATCCACTCCGACACGTCGAAGTTGCTCTTCCCCGTCATCGCGTCCAAGCCGCTCAGGCCTTTGAAATTCTGCTTCGATGGAAGGTTTCCGGACCCCAACGATCCGAGCGCGGCATTCGTGACCCACGGAGGGTTGCCCGTCACCAAGATCGGCTCACGGAGCGTTCGGATCACGCGTTCCCACGCGACGTCGAAGAAGTCCGACGCATGGATCGCCGATCGATTCGGAGGCATTCGGCTCCGGGCAACGTCGACGTAGCGTTGGTTCAATTCGTAGCCGACGAGCGCCGCTTCCTTGAACTGACGAGACGCCGCGACGAGAAAGGATCCTTCGCCGCACGTCGGTTCCAGAACCGTTGCTGGCGACTGGACAAGCTGGGCAACGCGAACGAGTGCGGCCCGTGCCAGCTCGTCTGGGGTCTGCCAGTCGCCATACTCTTGCCGGCTCTCGGAGTGCTGTGGCATGGGCGTCCGCCTCACACGCCCTATTGGCAGCCTCAACGGTGAAAGTGCCGAAATGTGGAGAAGTCGTCCGGAATCGACACGGCCCTTCGCGCCGGATTTCGGGATGATTTTCCGCAACCTTTCCACATGCAGATCACAGGGCCTTTTCCCCAGCTTGCTCATGCCCCGCCTCTTGACTTCGCGGCTTCGTTTGCGAGGTAGCGCAGCCCAGTTGGAGAGGTCGCGACCCTCCTTTGCCTCCGCATTGTCAGACACATAGTGCCATTTGCTAGCATAGAATTGGCAAGAATTGGCAAGAATTGGCACAAACACAAGCCGGCGGGAGTGTGGGAGTTATGGGAGTGTCTCTAGCCGTCCGCGTACGAGTTGCCAAAGGCATAGTATATGCATATATTGCATCTAGTACGCAATGGGCTGGCGGTACACCCCTAACTCCCACACTCCCATACGCTCGCTGGCCCACTAGAGCCGCATTCGCCCCAGCCTGGTACACCGCAGCCCAACCGCGCCCCATGCAGCCCAACACCGCCCACCACTTCGCTAGGTATATATATGAAGGCCCAGCGTGATGGTGCCACGCGGCTACCCCTCCCCCACGCCGCGAACACCGCTACGCCTGGCCTTCGCTAACTTCGCGATCAGTGGTACCCAGCGGGCCACCATCGCAAAAGAACTCGCCAGCCTCATACTCGCCCTGGTCGACGCCAACGCCAACACGCGCGACCCAGCAGCACAGGCCGCACTCGTACGCGCCGCAGCCCACGCAAAGCTTATCGCCGCGGCCAGTGATCCACAGAATTACTAAGCCTCGCCTCACGGACTCAAGCCGCCGCCCAAGGCGCAATATTATTAGGTTTTCTGCGAATTAGCCTTTCGGTCTAGTTCGGCAAGCGTTTCATGTTGGTTGTGCAGGCGCGCTAGCGGTACGTGTAGCGTAGCTGGATGGGTGGCTTGGTATGGGCGAAGAAGGTAAGCCAATTCCGGAGGTTACCGGGGCCGAGTTGCTTGGTAAGCTTGCTGCGGCAGCGGTTAAAGTGAAGCGCGGTCCTGGGCGTCCCATGAAGAACCCGGGGCCGGACCACCCGACGCGGCGGGCGAACACGGTCAAGGCGAAGCGGAAGGAAGAGTTTGATAAGGCGCTGGCGGACGGGAGCATCCCGGACCGCAAGATGCTGATCCGCTACCTTTGGGCGGAGGCGCGGAGCGCGACGAGCGAGCCGGCAAAAGTGTCCGCGGTAAAGGCGCTGGACAACCTGTTGCCGCCGGAGCCGCCAAGCGAAGACGATAGTGGCGAGCACACGCCGGCTGACGCGCGGAAACTGATCCTCGAGCACTTCGGCGACGACATTGAAAACGGCGAAGCCACCCCGGAGGTGGTGGCCGCGGTCACGAACTTTCCTTGACCGTATCCGGGCTGGGTTGCCCGAACGGGAGTACCAGGCGCTGCGGGCTTGGCTGCATACGTTTTACCCGTTCCAGTTGGAGTGGGTGCTTGACTGGGGGCTGAACGCCGTCCTGGTCAAGAGCCGCAAGATCGGCGGGTCGTACAGCTATGCGGCGGCGGTGGCGCTTTGGTCGCTGGTGGGGGAAGAAACTTTCATCGTCTCCGAGGATGAGGACAAAGCCAAAGGCTTCCTCAAGATGGTCGAGAAGCACTGCCGGGTCCTGGCGGGGCTAGGTAGCCACTGGGCGCGGCCCAGGCGCAAACACTACATCACGACGAACCCCGACTTGATCGCCATTGAGTCCGGGGGCCGGGCTACGGCGTGCGCGAGCACGAGCCCGGTACGCAGCTTTGGCGGCAACATCGTATTTGATGAATTCGCGTACCACGTGGCGCCCCAAAAGATATGGGAAGCGGCCGCGCCGGCTACGCTGCTGGGGTACAAGAAAAAGCGCGTACTTTCGACGCCGGACGCCCCTGGCGGACTCTTCTACCAGATGGCGAAGAGCAATGACCCGGTGTACGCGGAGTGGCGGCGGTACGCGGTAACGCTAAACCAGGCGCGGGCGCAAGGGTTCAAAGTATCCCAGCGTGCGGTGCGCGGCATCGACCTGGGCAACCCGCAACTGCATGCGCAGTACTTCCAGTGCTCGTTCGAGGCTCGCGGCAATTCACTTTTTATCGGCGTGCGGCATTACACGCAACAGCCGAAGACGCTGATCAAGATGATTGGCGTGGACTTCGCGTACACGCACAAGACGAGCAGTGACTGGAACGTCGCGGTCGTCCTTGGGTACTGCCAGGAAGACGGCATGTACTACGTGCTCGACGTCAAGCGCGAGCGCACGAGCAACTTTACGCCGCACCTCCGGGCGCTGGTAGCCTCGCACCCCGGCGCGCAAATCCACTGGTACGCGATGACCAGCGAAAGCGGGCTGGGGGTAAACCTTCGCGTAGAGCAAGGGTTGCCCATCTTCACGCACAAGATCATCGCGGACAAGTACACGCGCGCGAACCCATGCGCGGAGGCGTGGAACGGTGATCCGATGAACGGGACACCCGGGCGCATTGTAGTCCCGGTTGCGGCTCCGTGGCTCGCCGACTTTACGGGGGAGGTTACGACCTTCCACGGCGGCAAGACGGCGTACGATCAGCACGACGACCAGGTGGATGCAATGGTCAGTGCGTTTGATGCCTTGTCGGAGTGGGTTAGCGTTGGGTCGGTGCAGGCAAAGGCCCTGCCCACAAAGTTCAACGGTGGGGTGCTGGGGCTTGGCGTCCGGAACGCCCCGTGGATGCCCACGTAATGCCGGGCAGGCAAGTGGTGCTCGAGTGGGCACGCCGGCATTGCCCGGACCTTATGCTCCAGGAGGGGCAGGGCGCCTGGCGCGCCTTCTTCACGTATGCCGGGCGCGGCCATGAGGTGCAGGCTTTCGGCGAAGGTGCCAGGGAAGACATTGCTCAGCTCGTCTGGAGAACTTTGCGCGGCCTGCTCGGCGAGCCGGTAGATGTTGGTAACGCCACGGGGCCGGACGACGCTTTGGTACGTGACATTGTAGCGGCGCGCGCCGCGGGGCAGCACGAGGCGGCCGACGAATTCGAGCGGAAACTTATCGCGCTCAGGGTGGGGGCGCCGGCAATGCCGCGACCGCCGCGCGCGCGCGACATGCCGCCCACCGGGCCGGGGCCACGCGGCGGGTACCTGAACCCGAGCCGGAAAGTTTACTGAGGCGCATGCACCTAGCCGATCTCATCGGGCTTGCTAGCGAAAAGTTTGGCGAGCCCGCACGGTACTATTACCGGGTCGTATACGAGGATGGCGGCAGGTTTGCGCAAGCCGAGGTATTCGCCAGCGCGCGCGCCGGGGCGAACGTGCCCGACGAATTCAAAACGAAGCGGGTCAAGGCTACGGTGCCGTTCGCGAAGGTGCACCATAACCCTACCGGGACGGCCATCGTCGATCCGGCGAAGGAGGCGGCCCACGCGAAGCTTGTGGAGTTGCTCGAGGCGCTGCCGTAGCGATGCCGAACATCAACATCACGAACGCAGATACCGCACTGCTTCAGCTCGCGGAGGAAATCCTCAAGCTCGAGGAAGTCCCGCGGACCATCGTTGAGCGCGCCGTACCCAAACTCGCCCGGGTCATTGATCAGGAGTTTGTATCGGGGGCTGGCCCGGACGGTACGCCGTGGGCTCCGCTCAAAGATGGTTCGGGGCGTACACCGCTCAACCGCTCCGGCCGAACGCGTGCTGGCGTTCGCGTCACGGCCGAAGGGCGAAAGATCAAAGCCAGCTTCCCCAACGTCATGAACATCCTGCAGAGCCAGTCAAAGAAACCTGGCTTGCGGGCAGCCCGGCCTGTGGGGTGGCGTTCGGAACTTCCAGCGCACTGGGCCGCCGCGATCCAGGAAGCGGCCGACGAGGTGAAGGCCGAAGTGGAAGCCAGGATCGAAGCCGCGGCGAAGTAGGTACGCCTGGGAGGGCGCGACGATGAGTACCTCAATGTTCAACCAGCGGGTGCCGGGCGGTACCCGTTTTGCCGCCGGGGCGACGGGGACAATCCCGTTGCGCTTCGAGGGCGCGCCGGACGGGCCCTTCCGCGGCGAAAACAAGTGGCGCGGCGTGCGACGTATCGACCACGGCGAGCTTTGCCGGGCGTTCGGCGTGGCCGAGGTGGGGTTCCACTGGGACCTGCCCAGCGCGATGCGCGGCATGGGGGTCGAGAACCGGCGGGCCTCCGAGCGGACGACAATCCAAAGCGGGTTCCTGTTCATGGATGGCCGCGACTCGCCGGTGGCAAAGATCACCGTAATTCGGGACGGCGAAAAGCTCCGAGACTACGACCCGACCAGCCGCAGCGACTTCGAGATTCTGTCCAGGTAGCAAACAACCAAAGCAGTAAGGCAACCCCGCTAGCGGTACGTGTGGCGCGGGCGAATGGAGTAAACCATGGGGTTCAGCGAACAGAATAACTGGCGCGTAAAGGACGACGAAGTTTCAAACAAGCCCGCGGTGGCTATGGTGTCCGGCGGCCGTGTGGGGATCTTTGGCGCGCGCCAGGCGACAACGCACCGGCACAAGCTCGAGGAGGCAGTGGGGCTCTCCCCGAAGGGCACGGTGGTGCTGGCCTCGGTGCAGAGCTACCACGCGCAATCGCCGGAGACGCAGGCAGCCGCCCGGTGGGTGTGCGCGTACCCGGAATGCCGGGGGCGGTCCTGGCCGACGAAGGAAGCGCTCTACGCGGAGCACCTGCACCCGGACGATCTCAAGCGCCGGATGGAAGCGCACTGCGTGATGGCTATCTCGTGGGTGCCGGCGGATACGGCGCTGATCACGGGGGTCATGGCCCCGGCGCGCGGCGCAAACGCGATGAGCCGGATCACCACGGCGGTACCCCACGCGCTCAGCATGGGCGACCAGGTCACGATCCTGGGCGTGCAAGGGCGCCACGATGCGATGGCGAGCGCGAATGCTGCGTCGGGGACGCTGGCGCGCGTGCAAGCGGCGGAGACGTACGAAAAGCTCGGCAACAAGAAAAAGGCGCAGGAGCTGCTCGATTCAATCGACTTCGCGAAGGCCGACGAGGAAACGGGTTTGGTCCCCCTCTCGGTGAACGGTACGCACCTCGCCCTCCCCCGGTCGCAAACGACGTTCGACATCGCGCAAGAGCTCGATGGCGTCTTCGTCATGCCGGCGGACAAGGAGTCCGCGTTGGTGCTGGCGCCCCACGTGGTGCTGCGCCCGCGCCGGCCGGTGCTGCTTTCGGATATCGAATGATGGACAACGATACCCACGTGCTCGGCGATGCCCCGGGCGACAACGGAAGCCAGGCGGCGCCGGTACCGCCCACGGCGGCTGACCGCATTGCCGAGCTCGAGGCTACGGTTGCCGACTTGAAGACGGCGGTGGCCAGGCTACAGCAGGGCCGCTGCAAGTGCGGGCACCTCATCGTGGTCGCGCGCGACAACTACCCGGCACACGCGCCGGGGAAGGGCGGCGTGCCGACCATCGTGAACCACTCCCAGGAGCGGTGCGGATGAGGCGCCAAGGCCCGCCGCCCGAGGTCATCGTCTTGCGGCACGTGCGGGCGAAAGTTACGCGCAACTCGCAGGGCAACATCATCCCCGAGGTCCCTACACGGCTTACCCCCGAGCAGGAACGGGACCTTGCGCGCAAGCAAGGCACAGTGATCCCCATCCGCAAGTAAAGGGGCGCCACAATGGCAAACGCTCCTACGACTACGAATGGTTTGGTTCGCTCCGGGGGGATGTTCCTCGACCAGTTCGGCGCACCACTCCGGGTCCCGACGGACGACCCAGCCTGGCAGCCACCCGGCGATCCTCTCATCGATCGCGAGAAGACCGTTGCGCGTGCGCGGGTCATCAACCGCGAGATCCCGAACGTTGTTGTCGAGACCGAGTGGGGCCCCGGCGCGGTACGTGCGGCGGTCCAAGACCTGGTTATCGGCCTGTTCGACCGGCCGGCCCAGCTCCACGACGCCATCGCAAGCGACTCGCGCGTGCAAAGCGCCAACCGCAGCCGCGCCGCTGGGCTGCTAGGGCGCCCGTTCGGGTTCCGGCTCCCCAAGCGGTACGCGGACGACCCGGTTGCAAAGAAGTGCCTGCGCCGGTGGACCGCACACTGGCCGCGCATGGCGGCCGAGCCGGCAATCCTTGACCTGCTCGAAGTATCGAACTCCCTGGGGTTCGCCTACGCGCAGGTCCTTTGGGATACGAGCGGGCGCACGTGGTACCCGTACCTCCAAAGCTGGAACGCGAGGTACAGCTATTACCACTGGCTCCTGCGTTGCCACGTCGCGGTGTCGCTTGACGGGCAGACGCCCATCACCCCCGGGGATGCCCATTGGGTGCTGCATGCCCCGTACGGGCAATACCGCGGGTGGATGCGCGGTGCGCTCCGGCCGGTTGCCCAGTGGTGGCTTGCGCGGAACTACGCGCTGCGCGATTGGGCCCGGTACAGCGAGCGCCACGGGTTCCCGATCATCCTTGCGGACACGCCGTTTGGCGCGGATGCGACATCCATAGCGAACTACCAGGGGCAGCTTGTCCAACTGGGGCAAGAGAGCGTCCTGCAGCTCCCCGGCAGCGTGGACGTAACGAAGTACGGGAAGTACGACCTACGGTACCTCGAGCCGAAGGACAGGAACTGGCAGGGGTTCAAGGAACTCATCCAGCAGTGCAACGCGGAGATAACCCTTGCGTTGCTGGGCCAGAACCTCACGAGCGAGATCCAGGAAGGCAGCATGGCTGCCGCCCGGGTGCACGCGAACGTCCTCCAGACGTGGCTTGCCGCCGACGCCCGCGCGCTCACGCAGACGCTTTACCGCGATGTGCTGCGCCCCTTCGCGGCGCTGAACTACGGCAACCCAGACTTTGCACCGCTCCCCACGTGGGATGTGTCGCCGCCGGAAGATCTGGAGACCAAGGCCCGCACGCTGCAATATTTTGGGCAGGGGATCAACCAGTTGCGGCTCGGCGGCGTGCGCGTAAAGCACTTCGAGCGCTTCGCCAAGAAGTTTGGCTTGGAGCCTGGGGAGATCGAACACGTCGATCCTATCCAGGTAGAGGCCCGGCTTGCCGGCTCCACCGGAACCGTCGAAAGCGATGCCGAGCAGGAAAAGGACGAGACCGGAAAAGGAAAACCGAAGCGGTCCGCGCGTGAGAAAACTGACGGGGATCTGGCCGCGCGCTCGCGCGCATTGCTTGCCGAGCGGGACGCACTGCAGGCCCGCGTAGCCGAGCTGGAAGACCAGGTGGACGAACTGGAAAGTGACGCCCGATGACCGAGCAAGCAGACACCCGCGGCGGCCTTTACGCGCGCTTCGGCGCCGAGCTCGGCGCGGGCGTGTACGGGTATGGTGAGCGGGCGCGCATCCGGTCCCTTGCCCAGTACGGGCAGCCTCGGCGTTTCCCCTTCCCGGTTGGGCGCGCCCTGGCCATCGACCCGAAGGCGATCGACTTCGACTGGGTCTTCTCTTGGTCGCCCCCGAACAGCCGCACGCAAGACGGGATCGAGATCGTTTCGATCGAGGGGCCGCTGGAACACAAGCGCGGCTTCTGGTTCGACTCCTACGAGGACATCCTCGACAGGCTTGAGGGGGCCCTGACGGGCAAAGCCGCACAGGCCCGCCAGGTCTGGGAAGACTACTGCGCGGCAGGCTATACGACCCCGGACGGGTACCAGCCGCCGCCCGCTACCCCGGCGAGCGCGGTCGTACTCCGCTGGAACTCCCCCGGTGGCGAAGCGGCGGGCGCGACGGCCGCGCACAAGCGTATCCGTGCGCTGCGGCAAGAGCATGGGATTCCCATCTACAGCTTTGCCGACGAGTTGGCGGCCAGCGCCGCGTACGAACTCGCTTGCGGGGCGGATGAGATCTGGGGCTGCGAATCTGCGGTGGTAGGGAGCGTCGGCGTTATTGCCACGGCCTTTGACCGCACGAAAGAGAACGAAAAGCTCGGGCTACATATCGAGCTGATTACGAGCGGCGCATACAAGGCGGACGGGCACCCGGACCGAAAGCTGGATGACGGCATCCGTGGCCGTATTCAGAAGCGGGTGGACGCGCTGGCCCAGATATTCTTCCAGGTCGTGGCGGGCGCGCGTGGCACCAACGTGCGCGCGGTGGCTGACCTCGAGGCGGCGACGTTCCTGGGTGACGAAGCGGTTGCTGTTGGCTTGTCCGATGGCGTGGCCGAGTGGCCCGAATTTCTCCAGTTAGTGGCAAAGAGTGTGAGCACGGCGGCAACGGAGCCGGCGGCGTTGACCGACGACCAGGTTACAGCGGCGACCGCCGCGTAAGGGAAACTACGATGAACCGATTGCAGGCAACCAAGCACCGTGACGACGCCATCACTGCCCTCGCTTCGGCGAAGACGGACGCGGAGAAGAAGAAGGCGGTCGCCGCGCTCGAGGCGGCATCGGCTGCGCTGGCTTCCGTCGATTCGAAGTCGAAGGAGACGGTCGAGAAGCACGAGACCCACGAGGTCCACAAGACCGAGGAGGACGACGAGCCGAAGAAGCCCCTCGAGGAGGAAGAGGAGGAAGAGGAGGAGGAAGAGGACGGCGACGAAGACAAGGACGATGACGACAAGGACGATGACGACAAGGATGACGATGACGACGACAAGGACGACGATGAGAAGTCGGCCAAGTCGGAGGAGGAGGAGGAGGAGGAGGAGGAGCGCTGCAAGGACGAGGCGACCGCTTCGGCTACCGCCGCCCTCACCGCCGCCAAGGCCGCCAAGGCCCCCGCCCCGGTCATCGAAGGCATCCGGTCCACGCTCAAGTCGCTCAAGTCGCTCGGCAAGACCAAGGCGAGCGCCACGCGAGCCGCGCTGAAGTCGACCGTGCGCTCGATCACCGGCAAGAAGAGCACGAAGAGCGCCGCCAAGGCGCTGCAGGCGCTCGCCGGGCGGGCCTCCGCCCTCCAGGCCACGCTCCGCACCACCAAGATCTCGGCGATGCTCGACAAGGCCGTGAAGGCCGGCAAGATCCCGCCCGCCGCGAAAGCCTCGCTCGAGAAGCAGGACCCCGCGTGGCTCCGTGCCCACCTCAACGCGCTCCCCAAGTCGGTACACACGACCGCCGACCCGGCGCGCGTGGGCCGCACGCTGGACGGCAAGGGCGGGGACTCCACGCCTACCCGGCCGACCACCGAATCGCGACTCACCCAGGCGATCACGCTGGAGGGCCTCGATCAGGATGCCCAGAAGTTCATCCGCGCCGAGGCCATGCAAGCTGGCAGGTCGGTCGAGGAGCACCTCAAGGCGATGAACGAAACGATCGCGAAGCGGGAACTGAACGGCACGTCCGGGTTCAAGTCCTCGGTTCGCTGAAGCCGCACCCGCACGAAGAGAGACCCAA